TCGCACTACTGCTGGGGCTGGTGAATGTGGCACGCCTATCTACACTTTGCTTGCTGGTCAGGTCCGCATACTTGGCATTCATAATGCCGGCTATCGAGCAGGGGGGTTGGATATGGGCACTTTCCTTATTGTGCCTCAATTCGACTTCGACCCTACAGAATTGCCGCTTGAGCCAATTGCGACTTTGTCTGCCCATGGAAGCTCTGCAAAGCCTGAAGGCAACTACAGCACCATCGGATTTGTCAACATACCCATCTTCACTTCAATGAAGAGCCAACTTAAACCCACACCGTTTTTACGACCTGATTGTGGTGTTGGCATTTCAGCAAAGAGCTTTAAAGTTCTCCGCAAGATGGAAGAAAAGTTTGGGACGCATACTCCTATGCCAAATCCCGAGCTTTTGAACTTCGCCGAATGCGCCACACGCATAGCCTTCGCTCGCGACAGCGACGCTCCTCGTCGCATGCTCACCTACGAAGAAGTCTATGCCAACATAGACTGGACCAAGTCCTCTGGTTTTGGTTGTTTTGATCGCACGGAATACCGCAGAAATGATAAGTTCACTCAGAAATTCATTGATGAGGTTGAAAAGATCATTTACGATGCCTCTCGAGGTGTCTTGAAGCCTTGTGTCATCACGCCGAACCTCAAGGATGAGTGCCGCAGCCTAGCCAAAGTTGCTGCTGGAAAGACCAGAACATTTGAAATCGTGCCGTTCACGTACTTAGTTGCTCACATGCGGCTATGTTATGGTTTCCACATGCACATGCTCCGACTCATGCCAACAACACCCAGTGCAATGGGTGTCAATGTCGATTCTGGATATTGGCATCAGATGTGGAGTGACTTTTTCGTTGAAGGTGACACACACTTTGACGGCGACTTTGAAGCCTGGGATGGAAAGCTTGGGCGCTGGTTGTATCCTATATACATGAAGGTGCTCAATGATTTCTACCGATGTGAAGAAGATCCCAATCCATTCCGCTGCAACAATGACACTTTTAGTGAGTACCGCGCCCGCTGCAATATCGAATTTGCTATGTGGGATTCACTTATGGTCATTGGCAACACCATCTACCATCGCAACCAGGGCAATCCTTCTGGACGAGAAGGGACTACTGATGTCAATTCTGTGTCCCAAGTGGCTGTCATCGCTGCTGCCATCAAACAGATTGTCCCCGAGATGTCGCCTGCCGATTTTGCCAAACATGTCAAGCTCCGTGTCTACGGGGATGACAATGTCACTCGCATCAGTGGACTCAACATTGGGTTTTCAGATCTCGCCGAGTCACTTGCTACTCTCGGATGGAAATTCACCCCTGGTGATAAATCTGATGGGACTGGCAAGCACTCTATGAACCGCACAGACATCACGTTCCTCAAGCGCCGCATCCTTTATTCCAACGAACTAGGAATG